AAAAAACTAATGTATTGCCTACTGATCAGCAGTTATCATTAGATACTATAAGAATAGAAAAAGATTATTCTTATAGTATCGAAGTTGATCAACCACGTATTAAATTTGATGATTTCTTGAAGAAAATATCACGCACATATAAGCATGAAATTCGTTGCGAGGTTACCAAGCAGATCATTGATGTGATTGCGCAAAAATGTCTGAATGGCCATTATGAAGATATGGATAAGTACGTGAAATTATTAACGGATTTTGATGAGTCACCAGTTATTTGATAAAATACGCAACCACCTGAAGATATATCGCATAAAATCGGCTTTTGTTCCCCTTAAAGAGGATTTCATTGCGGTTAAATCGCCCGAAGTCGTTCAAAGTGATCCCGCTTCCGAGGATGCGATCAAAATAGTTGATAGAATATTCGAAAATCAGTGGGAAAGTTTGAATACGCGTGCATTAAAACCCCATTCCGCTGATTGCCGTGATAGTTGGGCATGTACAAAAGAATCATGCTTTAAGGTTGAGCGGGATAAGATCGTTTCCAAGAAGATTAAAAAGTCGAAGAAGCGTGTTAAGGATATAGATTTTTCATTTGATAGGGAATAATATGGAATATCCAAAGATTCATTCATTATGGAAACGTCAAGGTTGGTACTTCGATGAAGATAAAAAGAATTCACCTGGTTACCAAGCTGGTCGACAATCTCTCATAGAGGGCGACTATGCCATTCCTGAGTTTGCCAATATCAAGTACTGGCAAGTGCAAGAAAAGATCGATGGTATGAATATACGTATAGAAGATTCACCATATTCACGGATGCCATCTATATATGGTAGAACAGATAAGGCAGATGTGCCGCTACCATTAATGACTCATCTTAAATCTATATTTCATCCTGATTCAATGCTGGAAGTATTCTTAAAAAAAGATGCAGGATTGCCATGTATAACGATTTTTGGTGAAGGATATGGCCCCAAAATACAAGCCGGCGGCGGAAACTATAGAAAAGATGCTGGATTCATTCTTTTTGATGTGAAAGTAAACAACTGGTGGTTAGAGCAGTCTGCGGTTGAAGAAATTGCTGGAAAGTTTGGCATTCCGTACGCTCCTATTATTGGTAACATGACCCATCAAGAGATTATAGATTACGTTAAATCGCAACCGAAATCATTATGTTCGATCACTGAACAGGTTATGGAAGGGGTTATTTGCCGTCCAAATCCATTATTATTACTGAGAAATGGCGATCCATTAATGATGAAACTCAAGTGTAAAGAATATTTGCCAAATATTTGATTCCGGTTCTGCATAAACATACAATGTGCGCATAAAGGTCACATAGGGATTTTCTCGCAAACATTTTGCCCTATGTGACTCCACACATGAGGTATGTTTATGATTTTCCCGCAACTGGGCCCTGAATACTATGATGAACGTGATCGCGGCATTGTTGCGCGTAAGCAAACATTTTATGCTGAATCGATCACTATTAATCAATCTTTCTGGCAAGAAGCCGACACTGATACACGATATGAAGCCGGCGACCAATCATTCTTTAATGATCTCTATGGCAATCTACCAGCTAATCGTAGACGACAGTTCACGTTCAATCGCATAAAACCCATCATAAACATGATTTCTGGTTGCCAAAGACGCAACAGGAAATCAACCATCTGTATACCCATTTCAAACGGTGATGCCGAGACAGCTGACCAATTCAGTAAAATTTTAATGCACATTGACCGCACAGAAGGTGTTCTTGATACCATTTCAACATCTTTCCAGGGCGCGCTTGTGACCGGCATGAACTTATTATATGTATGGAATGATCTTAGAAATGATCCCGTTTCAGGTGATATTAAAGTAGACAACTGTTCTTATAATAGTTTTTTAATCGATCCCTATTTCCGTAAGCCAGATTTATCAGATTGTCGCGGGATATTGCGCCGCCAGTTCATGAATAAACGACAAATTCTCAGTATATTGCCACAATACGAAGATGACATCATTGGTCTCATGACCCATGATTCGGGCACTGGTCGTGACGGCCAATTCCAGTTTATGCCAGAATCATATTCATGGTCGGTTAATAACTTGCTTACCTATGACGAGTACTGGTACCAAGATTTCAGAGAACAGAGAATTCTTATTGATAGCCAAACAGGCGAATCGATGGAATGGACGGGTAAAGATGAAGAAGCTCTTAAGGTTTATTTGAATCTTTACCCACAAGTAACTATCGAAAAGAGAATTATACCAACCGTACGTTTAGCGATCTTTGTGGAAAACAAAGTAATGTACCATGGCCCGAATCCCCTCGGAATCGATTCGTACCCCTTTGTGGCAGTGTTTTCATACTATAACCCACAAATGCCTTACATGCCGTATCGTGTATCATCAGTTGTTCGTCAATTGCGTGACCCACAATATCTGTATAATCGCCGCAAAGCAATTGAATTGGACATCTTAGAGAGCCAAATTAATAGCGGATACATTTACCACGAAGGCGCATTGGTAAATCCTAAAGATATATATTTAACCGGCCAAGGAAAAGGTCTCGCGATAAAAGATGAGATTCCACTATCAGAAGCGGTAATACAAATTCAATCGCCACAGATACCGCCAACAACATTAGATGTATCAAAAATATTATCTGATGAATTGTTCGCTATCAGCGGTGCCAATGAAGAACTCATGGGTGCGGCGGTTGATGACAAGGCTGGCATTCTAAGTATGTTGCGCCAAGGTGCTGGTCTAACCACTCTTCAGGGATTATTCGATAACCTGGATCATGCTCAGAAGCTATTGGGGCAGATTATGATTGATATTATTCAATCAAATTATATGCCTGGAAAGATCAAGAAGATTCTAGAAGGACAAGAGCCGTCGCCACAATTTTATAATAAAGCATTTGGTAAGTACGGTGCAGCTGTCGAGGAAGGGCTTAATACAACTACCCAGAAACAGATGCAATTTGCTCAATTATTACAATTGCGTGAAGCGGGTGTTCCGATTCCTAATGATCAATTACTTGAATCATGCACGCTACAGAATAAGAAAGAACTTATTGAGTCGATACAGAAATCAGAACAACAACAACAACAAATGCAGCAAATGCAATTACAAGCTCAGATCGAAGAACAACAAGCTCGCACAGAACTTGCCAGATCACGATCTATGGCCGACCAAGGACTTGGTATCGAACGTATATCTCGTGTCGAAGAGAACCATGCTCTGGCTGAAGAACGTCGCGCTGAAGCTCATAAAGATGAAGAGATTGGATTCTTGAATCTCGTGAGAGCCCTTAAAGAAATAGATATGGTTGACATAACACAACTTGAGAAATTGATCACATTATCGCATGCCATGAAGGCGCACGAGAATGAACAACATGATCGACTCAATGCTGAATTGCAACCCGTAGAACAAGCTAATAATACGCCGGCTAGACCTGCACCCCAGGGGGTCGGCACTATCTAGGAAAAAAAATGGAATTAATAATAAATACGATAGTTGAAAATATAGAACTATTGTATAAGCAATTAGATGAAGTGTTGTGTAATCAAGGAGTCAGCTTTGATGTTCAATATGGCAACAAGCATTTTTCCCTTATGGCACCAATTGATAAAGAACATGGCAGACAATTAAAGCGTGATCGGCATAGATTTATCACTCTTATGCTGAAGAATGCGATTACTCAAGAAATAAAAAATGTTCCCAAAAGCAACAGATACAATCCCTATTGGCATATCGTTCGTAGTTTCCAGAAAGAATATCTATCCACATGGGAAAAGCTCAATCCAGGAGAAATATCTGATGTCTATGAAGTCCCTGGAGAGACAACTGAATTGCGTTCTAAGCCACTCAATCTTGATAGTCTTGACGTCAATAACCAACGCAAAGACTGGACGCATCAAAAGCAATTGGAATTTATCAACAAAAAATACGATGTTCCGGTAAGCGAATCAGATGTTACTCATTTTGTTGAAATTCACAGAAATTTATACAAAAAATCACAAGATGATAGCATGTCCGGTGAAAACTCTAGTAGTTAGAGGATATACCTTGCAGCGCGTAAAGCGGTCTGTAGTTTCTAGGAGGCCATTATGGCAAAAAGATATCACGAAGGTTATTACGAAGGACCAGAAAGCCGTCGTAAGCAAGAAATGCAAGATGGTGGCATGATTCACGAAGATCACGCACAAATTGCTAACATGCCACAAGTAGTAATGATGAAACCTTATCCAAAAACTGGCCCCTATA